GGCGGAAAAGTTAAAAGGAAAACTAAATGAGACCGATTACACAATCTGTTACCGGTGTAGCAAACAGTGCAGGTATTCCAATGGACTACTACATCTCCCCATTTAACGTGGGTTTTGGTGTGGTTGTCTCTGGCACTATTACCTATTCTATTCAGCATACGTTTGATGGGACTAACTGGTTTAATCACCCGACTGTAATTTCACAGACCACTAACCAAGATGGTAACTATGCGTTTCCGGTTTTACAGATCCGGTTAGCGAACTTGTCAGGTAGCGGTACTGCTACATTGACTGCTATTCAAGCAGGTCAGGTAGGCGGTTAATATGGGTGTTGGAAGCGCAAGCGTTGTAGATTACGCAAATACATATCCCGGCACAGCCTCGCATGTTAATGCTACAGGTAGCGTTGGTGACTTTGAGGTTGTGGTGGATGGGAGCGGTGCGACTACCTTAAGCTTGAACTTCCAAACCGCAACGTCTTTAGATCCAAGAATTACTTTCAGCCGCACCAGCAATGCCACGGTTGTCGGTTCTGATGGTTTGATTCAGTATGCCCCACACAACTTACTGACTTATTCTGAACAGTTTGATAATGCGGCTTGGACAAAGCGAAGTGGCTCAACTGTAAATGCTAATACTTTAATAGCTCCAGACGGCACTTTAACAGCAGATACCCAGACTAATACAGATACTACTACTAATGGTACTTATATAAGAAAAATTGGAGCATTTACTGCTGACAATACTGTTTATTGCGCTTCTTGTTATTTTAAACAAGGCTCACAGCCAATTGCGTTGATTACAATGTATTCTAGGTTATCACCTGGTAGTAATTTAAGAGTATTATATGATTTAAATGCTGGAACATATACATTATCAAATATTGGAAGTGTATCTGGCGGAACTGCTGGAATGGAATATATAGGTAATGGTTGGTGGAGAGTATGGGCATCAGCAAATATGCTAGCTGGTTCAGATACAACTGGAGTACAGTTTACGCCATCTGGATGGGCGATACCATCAGCGATTGGTTCAGAATATGGATACATCTGGGGCGCACAACTAAACGAAGGTGCATTACAGCCTTACTACACTACAACTGTTAAAAACCTACTCGGTTACAGCCAGAGCTTTGAAAATGCGGCTTGGACTAAGAGTAATAGTAGTGTTCTTTATAATTTACTGACTTATAGTAGTGAGTTTGATAATGCGGCTTGGGCAAAAACTAATGCTACTGTAAGCGCCAACACAATTACTGCACCAGATGGTACAACTACAGCTGATACAGTGGTTTATTCAGGTGCTTCTGGAACCCCATCGCAAACTATAACAAGCGCGACTACTACTTACACAATATCTACTTATGTTAAGTCAAGCAATACTTCATTTTGTAGATTGCGGGTTTCTGCTGTTGGGGGTGGCAGCACAGCGTTCAGTTCTTACTTTAATATTATTACAGGTACTGTTTCGGCAACTAATGTACCTACAGTTGATTTTGGTTCGTTACTGCCAAGTATTACATCAGTAGGTAATGGATGGTATCGAATATCAGTTACATTTACTGTATTGTCAGCATTAACCTCTATTACATATGGGATTGTAGCAGCTCAAACTTCTGGCAGTGCATCAGCCGCTGGTGATGAACTTTATATATGGGGCGCACAATTAGTTCAAAGCACTTCACCGGAAGAATACACAGCTACAACATCAGCTTCAGCACCGATACAAGCTATAGGACCTTTCGGGTTTGATGGTGGTCAGAAGTTGGTTGAGAATACTACAGCTTCTGTAGGGCATTATATTCAACCGTTACCGTCTCCATCGTTTACAGTTGGTCAGGTGTTGACCTATAGTGTCTATACTAAAGCTGCTGAACGCACTTTCCTACAGTTGATATTAACTGGTGTAGGTTCCGGTGGAGCCAACTTAGTGGCTGGGTTTGATTTAACTAATGGCGTAGCAGGCACCCCCAATGCAGGGACTTCTACAATAGTACCTATTGGTAATGGTTGGTTTAGATGTAGTTTTACCATATCAGTATTAACAGCAGCTTCTACTGGAGCGCAAATAAGACTATCAGCCAATAGTTCAAGTACACCGTCATCATACACAGGCGATGGTACATCCGGTATCTACATCTTTGGCGCTCAGTTATCAGACTCAGCTTCATTAGACCCTTACAGCTATAATCCAGTAGCAGCACCAACTTCTACTGCTTACTATGGCCCAAGATTCGACTACGACCCTGCTACATTAGCGCCAAAAGGTTTGTTGATTGAAGAACAGCGGACTAATTTACTGACTTATAGTAGTGAGTGTGATAATGCTGTTTGGTTTAAGGATGGTATAACAGTAACAGCTAATACAACTGTAAGCCCTGATGGTACACAAGGTGCAGACACTATTGTAGAGTCAGCCTCAACCGCTGTACATTATATAGTAGCTACAAATACTTCTTTGACCTCTGGTGTTGCATATACCTTATCTATTTATGCTAAAGCGAAAGAAAGAACATTCATACAAGTATGTGGCTCATTTTCTACTTTTGGCTCAAATGTTTGGGGTAACTTTAATTTAGCAGACGGTACTGTTGGTTTTGTTGGTTCTTCTGCTATAGCAACTATCACAAACGCTGGTAATGGATGGTATCGGTGTTCTATTACAGCAAGTGCAACAATAACAGCAAGTGGTACAATCGCTGTATCCTTATTAAACGCTAACACAAACTCTCGTTTGCCATCATATACAGGCGATGGCACTTCAGGGCTATATATCTGGGGCGCTCAACTAGAAGCAGGCGCTTTCCCAACTTCATACATCCCAACAACCTCAGCTACCGTAACTCGTGCGGCAGATAATGCTTCAATGGTGGGTAGTAACTTTAGCAGTTGGTATAACCAGAGTGAAGGGACTATTTATGCTAGTGCTGATAGAATTTATACAGGTAATTTTGTAGGGTATCCGTACATAGCTAATCTCAGCGATGGTACAAATTCTTCTAACGAAATAGCAATTTACGGAAACAGTGGCAATGTACACGTGACGACTGAAATGAAAGTTTCAGGAACTCAACAATTAAACTATATGTTCGGGGTATGGGCAGATGGGTTTAATAAATCGGCAGTTGCTTATAAACAAAACGATACTGTATTTGCTTTTAACGGTTCTACTAAAACTACAGATACTAGCTGTAATGTACCTACGGTTGACAGGCTAAACATTGGGTTTAGAAATCCTAGCAATCAACTAAACGGTCACATCCAATCCATCAAATACTACCCAACACGTTTACCTAACGGCACATTACAAGGGTTAACAGCATGATTGATTACTGCTTAAAGTTTAAAGACCAAGCTGAAGCTGACAAAGTATTAACCGACATCAATGCATCGGTTGACGTGATCGGAACAATCCATAAGCCGACGGGTAAAATGCTGAAAGATGAAGATGGCAACGAATATCCAGCGTTTGCAGCAATAGACGGTTATCATGTGAATGTCAGAGCAGGTGAAGAAATCCCTGTTTTAGATACTTACAAAATCGAACCAAAAACACCTTCAAGGGTTTGGGCATGACAACATCAGGAACCAGCAGTTTTAACCTATCAATCACAGACATTGTCGAAGATGCTTTTGAACGCTGTGGGCAAGAACTTCGCACGGGTTATGATTTACGTACAGCTAGACGCTCGTTGAACTTGATGACAATCGAATGGGCGAATCGGGGTATTAATCTTTGGACAATCGAAGAAGGTGTTATTCCACTTTACCCTAACCAGATTGCTTATGATCTGCCTGTAGACACCATTGATTTATTAGACCAAGTTGTACGTACAGGTTCAGGGCAACAGCAAACTGACATCAACATTAACCGAATTTCATCCTCTACCTATGCGACTATCCCTAATAAGAACGCTACAGGTAGACCGATTCAAGTGTGGGTTAATAGACAGTCCGGTGCAACTTATCCGGTTACCGGTGTTGCAAATCCACAGATTAATGTGTGGCCTACACCCGATCAAGGTTCTGTAGCTACTCCATACTATTACTTTGTGTACTGGAGACTACGCCGCATTCAGGATGCGGGTAATGGTGACGATACACAAGATATTCCGTTTCGCTTTTTAAACGCGATGGTTGCAGGTCTGGCATATTATTTATCGGCTAAACTACCTAACGTAGACCCAAATCGCATAGCTATGCTTAAAGCTGATTATGAACAACAGTTCCAATTGGCAGCCGACGAGGACCGTGAAAAGGCTAGTGATCGTTTTGTTCCTAGAGTTTTGTTTTACGGACGTTAAATGGCTACTAAATTTGCAGTTGGTAAATGGGCTTTTGGTTTTTGTGATATATGCAATCAGCGGTATAAGCTTGCAGAGTTACGTAAACTAACAATTAAGACCAAACAAGTTAGCATTAAAGCTTGTCCCGAATGTTGGAACCCAGATCATCCCCAGTTACAATTAGGGATGTATCCTGTACAAGACGCTTGGGCTTTACGAGAACCTCGCCCAGACAACAGTTATCAAACATCAGGATTAGGGGTTGATGGGTATCAAGGTGAAGGTAGTCGAGTGTTTCAGTGGGGCTGGAACCCAACCGGTGGATCACGAGCAAGTGATGCAGGGCTAACACCGAATTATTTAGTGGCGACAACTTCTGTCGGCACAGTTACAATCACAGTATCTTAGGAGTACAACATGGCATACAAATCAGCAGCAGACGGTATTACTAAATCAGGCAAAACCAAAGGTAAAAACTTAGGTGACGACGGTGCTAAAAAAGGCATCGACGGCGACGTTGCTAAAGGTGGTAAAGCAAAAACCGTCACTAACCAAAACCTCCGTAAATTCGGTCGCAATATGGCCCGAGCTAAAAACCAAGGTGGCAAATAATGGCTAAAGAAAACAAACCTGCATCAGCTTATGCTGGTCGTTACAAAGAAGTCGATATGAAAGGTGTTGTTACTAAGTCTGGTAATGGTATCTCTGAGTTGAATATCTCTGCCGGTAACGTGGGTAAGTATAACTATGCACCAGAAAAAACTGAGGGCATTAAAATCCGTGGCACAGGCGCTGCAACAAAAGGCGTGAAGGCTAGAGGGCCTTTAGCATAGGACTATACCACTATGATGACCTACACCCAGCTTTGTACAAACATTCAAGACTACGTTGAGAATAGTTTTTCTGCAGACCAACTTGCGAATTTTACTCAGCAAGCGGAACAGCGTATCTACAATTCTGTGCAGTTACCTGCATTGCGCAAAACAGCTACGCTGACTGCAACCTCAAGTAGCCCGTATCTAAACTGCCCTAATGACTACTTATCTACGTTTTCTTTGGCTGTTATTGATGCGCTAGGTGATTATTATTTCCTATTGGATAAAGATGTAAGCTACATCCGTGAGGCATACCCTAGCGCAGCTACAACGGCTCAACCCAAATACTATGCATTGTTTGGAGGTCAAGTGGCTGATGACGCAGAACTTAGGTTTATACTAGGGCCGACTCCTAACAGTGCGTACAGTTTAGAGCTTCAGTATTTCTATTATCCAGAGTCTATTGTTACTGCAGGGCAGACATGGTTAGGTGATAACTTTGATTCCGCTTTATTGTGGGGTTCAATTGTTGAAGCATATCACTTCTTAAAAGGTGAACCTGAATTAATAGCTGTATACCAAAATAGATATCAAGAGGCTTTAGCTCTGCTGAAAATGTTGGGTGACGGGAAAGAGCGGGGTGATGCATATCGTGACGGTCAAGTTAAACTGAAGGTGATGTAATATGAGCTTAGTTCAGACACAAACCACAAGCTTTAAGGTTGAGCTGCCACAAGCAGTACACAACCTATTAACGGATAACATTTACATCGCCCTGTATACAGCTGACGCCGACTTAAACCAAGCAACCACTGTCTATACCAGTACAGGTGAAGTGGTAGCTTCAGGATATACAGCTGGCGGTCAACAACTAATGTCTCCAAGCATCGGGTCATCAGGCGGTACAGCCTATGTAGATTTTGCAGATCCTTCATGGAGTGCGGCTATTACAGCACGTGGAGCATTAATCTATAATGCAAGTAAAAGTAACAAGTCTATTGCAGTGCTGGACTTCGGTGCAGATAAATCATCGACACAAACATTCGTTGTGACTTTTCCAGCTAATACTGCAGACAGCGCGATATTGCGGTTTTCAAATTAGGAGATAACAATGTTAGGTGAGCAAATTAATAATTTCGGAACAGCATAATGACGACTTCATATACTACGCTTTTAGGGTTGGCGCTTCCTGTACCCGGTGAATTAGATGGTACTTGGGGGGATGTTGTAAACAACAGCATTACTCAGCTTGTAGAAGATTCAATTGCTAACTCAGCTACAGCAGATGTGACTGCTAGTGACTGGACGTTGACTACCACAGGATCAGGTGCAGCAAACCAAGCGCGTATGGCGGTACTTATCCCTACGGGCACTCCGGGTGTAAGTAGAAATATCATTGCGCCTTCGCACAACAAAGCTTACATAGTAATTAACCAGTCTAATGGGACAGTGGTAGTTAAAGGTGCTGCAACAACGGGTACACCAATAGCTGCAGGTCAAAGAACAATAGTAGTGTGGAACGGGTCAGATTTTATTGAGATCGCCCCTACAAACGCAACAAACGCAACAAACGCAACAAACGCAACAAACGCAACAAACGCAACAAACGCAACAAACGCAACAAATTTACTTAGTGGTACAGCTGGTAGCATACCGTATCAAACAGGCGTGGGTGCAACGAGTTTTACAGCAGTGGGTAGTACAGGACAGGTTTTATCCAGCACGGGTACCGGGGCACCTGTATGGGCAAGTCCGCAAGGTTTATCACTACTAGCAACTGTGACGCCTGCTAACGGTGTGACTTCAGCTTCTGTGACGGGATTAGTTCCTAATAAAAATATCGTGATAACTACTGATACTCTAGGGGTATCAGGTACATCATCAGGGGGTGTTAGTGTAGCATTAAGTTCTAACAATGGATCATCTTATGGACAAGCAGTACAGTTCACAGCTTTTAGCGGCGCCGCGCTAACGGGTTACATTTCTTTCTATAGGTGTGATGTGTCTGGTAGCAAGCCTTACTTTACTGTACATGGTAATACTGGGATCGCCTATGCTTTATCTTACCCGCCAACAACTGGGAGTATCAACGCTATTCGGTTTACCGTCTACAGCTCATTCACCGGTGTAGGTTCAATATATATCTACGGAGCAAACTAATGAGCAGACCACTAATACAGATTGATGATGAGGTCCGTGAGATGACTGAAAGTGAATTTTTGCAATGGCAGAAAGACACGGCGGCTAAAAACCCAGAAGTAACTAAAGATCAGTTATTGGCTGAAGTGCAATTACTGATGGCTAAAATAGAGGCAATGGGATGAAAACTTGGATTGTAAATTGGTTAAGCGAAAAGACTACGTGGTTAGGCTTTTTTGCTGTTGGTTCTGCATTTGGTTTTGATTTGTCAGAACCGCAGCGAACAGCATTGGCAGCGCTTGGTGCTTCTCTATTCATTATGAACGACCGGAGTAAGTGATGGAACAGGTACTACATGACGTTGTAAAGCTCATTATTGATGTACTCAAATGGTTAGATATAACGGACGTACTTATCCCATAATGCAATTATCAGAACACTTTACGCTTAAAGAATTAACTGAGTCAGATACCGCTGCGCGGTTGGGTATAGACAATACGCCCCCTACTTACGTTGTTGAGAACCTAAAGCGTTTATGTATGGTATTAGAAGAAGTGCGACATGCAGTTGGTAAACCTATCCGTGTATCAAGCGGATACCGCTGTCTCAAAGTTAATCATGCAGTGGGCAGCAAGGATACTAGCCAACACATAGTAGGTTGCGCAGCGGATATTAAAATTGAGGGGGTTAAACCTGACGAGTTAATGAAAGCTATAATAGGTGCAGGTATAAAGTTTGACCAGTTAATCCGTGAGTTTGATAGCTGGGTTCATATCAGTGTGCCGAATACTCCGGTGGATAAACCTAGACACTCTATGCTAATCATAGACCGTAAGGGCATTAGACCATACATATAAGGGCTAACGATGTTAAAAAAGCTAAGTTTCAAAAGTGGGGTTAACCGTGAAAACACTCGCTATACCACAGAAGGTGGGTACTATGAGTGCGACAAGATTCGCTTCAGACAAGGTACACCTCAGAAAATTGGTGGATGGCAAAAAATATCAAACAGTACTTTTTTAGGTGTATGCCGTTCATTATGGAACTGGCTTGCCCTTAATAATGTTACATATATAGGCGTTGGGACTAATCTTAAGTTTTATATTTGTCGTGGCGGGGCGTATTTTGACGTTACACCAATTCGTACAGCGGTAAACTTAACAAACCCATTCACTGCGCATACTGGCTCATCAATAGTTACTGTTGCTCATACAGCTCATGGGTGCCAAAATGGTGATTTTGTAACATACAATGGTGCTACTGGTCTGGGTGGCACTATCACGGCAAGTCTATTAAACCGCGAATATCAGATTACTTTTGTTGACGTGAACACCTACACTATTGATGTAGGTACAAATGCTAATGGATCTGATACAGGTCATGGCGGTACTGTCCGTGCAGTTTATCAAATTAATACCGGGCCTGAGTACGAAACACCAAACGTCGGTTGGGGCGCAGGTCCTTGGGGTTATGGGACTTGGGGTTATGGAACTACGTCGCAGAATGCATTGCAACTTTGGAGCCAAAGCAATTTTGGCCAAGACCTGATATTTGGTCCTCGCGGCGGAGGCATATATTATTCGACGGTTAGTCTAGGCGTGTCCGAAGTACCGTTCACTGTAACTATTGCAGCAACAGCGGTTTTGACTACGAATGCCAACTTAAGTAATTTACAAGCCATTACGTTAACAACATCAGGCGCGTTACCTACAGGTTTAGCGACGGGTACGGTTTACTATGTCAGAAATTTCAATGACATTACTAACACTTGCAATTTGTCATCCACGCCTACAGGCGCCTTAATAGGCACCTCGGGAACTCAATCAGGCAGTCATGCAATCTCCCCTAGAGCGATTAATTTATCTAGCTTATCAGGCGCATCAGATGTACCAACTGTACAAAATTACATATACGTATCGGACACCTATCGGTTTGTTCTTGCTTTTGGTTGTAACGATTATGACTCTACTACGCAAGACCCAATGCTGATTAGATGGTCAGATCAAGAAGACGCTGTAACATGGACGCCGTCAGCGACAAACCAAGCGGGTAGTATTAGGCTATCTCATGGTTCTGAAATAGTTACTGTAATGCAAACTAGGCAAGAACTAATAGTTTTGACTGATTCTTCAGCCTATTCACTACAGTACCTAGGTCCTCCTTATGTTTGGAGTGCTCAACTTCTAGGTGACAACATATCTATAATGGGACAAAACGCTACAGCAATCGGTTCTGGTATTGTTTACTGGATGGGCATAGATAAATTCTATATGTATGACGGTCGGGTACAAACATTACGATGCGACTTAAAAGAATACGTCTTTAATGATTTTAATATCAGTCAAGCACATCAAGTATATGGCGGGAGTAATGAGCGCTTTAATGAAATCTGGTGGTTCTATTGCTCTGCTAACAGTACAACTATGGATAGATATGTTGTATACAACTACTTAGAAAACGTTTGGTATTACGGCACTATGGCTCGTACTGCATGGTTAGATTCAGGTACGATTGATAATCCTATTGCTGCAACGTACACTAAAAACATAGTTAGCCACGAGTTTGGGTTAAATGACTATGAAGGTATTAGTGCGCTACCTATTTACTCATACGTCACTACATCTGAGTTTGACCTAGATGAAGATGGGCACAAGTTCATGTTTATTAGAAGAATATTGCCGGACGTAACTTTTAGGGGTTCTACAGCTGATAACCCTACTGTAACCATGTCAGTCATCCCTTTAAATAATTCTGGTTCGGGGTATACCGATCCAGCTTCTGTTGGGGGAGTAGATAGCGCATTAGTCACGCGAACCGCAGTCGTGCCTATCGAGGAATTTACAGGTCAAGTATTTATTAGGGTTAGAGGTAGACAATTTTCTTTTAAAATAGAATCTAATCAACTCGATATGACTTGGCAACTAGGCAGTCCTCGTTGCGATTTCCAGTATGACGGCCGTAGGTCTACCTAATGAAACCAATCATAAACCCCGCAGTACCTAACTTACCGTTAGCGACAAAAGACTATGAGTCGTTGTACCAAGAGCAGCTTAACAATACGCTGCGTTTGTATTTTAACCAACTTAACAACTTGAACTCTGTGCTTATTGGTTCTACGGGCGGTGCGTTCTTGCAGTTCCCTAACGGAGCTTGGCATCAGGACGGCTATACTACGTTGGCAGTTAGTTTAACAAACACATCAACTACCCCTATTCAAGTAGCGTCTACTGCTGGCTTTTTATCTGCTGGCGCACTTATTATTGGTTCTGAGTTAATTAAGTATACGGGAAAAACAGCCACCACATTTACAGGCATTACCCGTGGCGCTTATGGATCATCACAGGCTTCACATACGGCAGGGGTTTATGTTGCTGAGGCGCAACCTGTACCTTCATCAACGACAGAACTTGTCGTGAGTTTAACTGCCACAGATACGGCAAATGGTATAGACCTTGACCCTACAGATATTACAAAAGTAGTTGCCGCTGTTGCAGGGTATTACAACATTCAATTTAGTGCGCAGTTGCTAACCTTTGACTCTTCTATAGATAATGTAACTTTGTGGTTTAGACAGAATGGTGTTGATGTGCCTTATAGCGCAGGTATTGTTTCTATCCCAGCCATTCATGGTGGCAAACCCGGCGCTGCAATTGTATCTTGGAACCTAGTCATGGCGTTAAATGCAGGGGATTACTTCCAATTGATTATGGCCTCAGACTCTGGAAATACTGTAGCGGCTACCTATCCTCCCGGAACAGCACCTGTGCATCCGGCATCACCCTCGATAATCCTAACGGCTACGTTTGTTTCAGCGTTATATACCTGATAGTATTGCGGTATGGATAATTTAGCTGAACAAGGTAATACCCCCGCGATAATGGCGATTGAACAAGTTATGTTGGCTTCGTTCGACCAAGAAGCGCTTAAAGCGCAAACCGATACGCAGCATTATCAGATAAAAGGGGTTTACGCACGGACAATGTTTGTGCCAGCAGGTATGTTAGTAACCGGTAAGATTCACAACTTTGAGAGTATAGGTATCCTAGCACAAGGGACTATGCGAATCACCAATGGTGAGACAAGTGTGTTAGTGTCAGCACCTTATATATCGGTGGATAAACCCGGCATTAAACGCTTAGGCTACGCAGAAACAGATTGTACGTTTATATCTGTGCATCGCACAGACGCAGAAGAGATTACTGACATCGAGGACGAATTAGTCTCCGATACTTTTGAAGAATTTGAGATTAAGCGATTGGGGAGACCTATATGAGTTTTGTTACAGCATTAGCAGGTATTGGTATTACAGGCTTAGCCGGTACGATTGGTGGGGGTATGTTAACTGGTGCCGCGATTGGTGCTGGCGGTGCAGCACTTACTGGTGGTGATGTGGGAGAAGGTGCGCTTTTTGGTGGGATAACAGGTGGTATAGGTAGTGGTGTGGGCGCAGGACTAAGTGCCGCAGGTAATGCGGCGACAGCAGCCAATACGGTTAATGCTTCCACAGTGGGTTCTGGCATTACCGCGGGGCCCATATCAGGAGTAGACAAAGCCTTTGCTGGTATAAGTTCACCTGCTGCGCAAATGCAAGCAGTAGCATCACCCTTAAATGTGTCGCAAGCAACCATGCCGAGTATCGGCGGGGCTACAGTGGCAAATGCATCTCCAACAGTTAATAATTTAGGGTTGCTAGGTGAAGCTGGTCAAGCATGGAACAATCTATCACCTATGGGTCAAACCATCGGTAAGGGGGTTATTGGTTTAGGGGCGACATCAATGCTTGATTCGGCAATGGCATCTGATCCGACTATTCCAGAACAGCAAAAAATGAAAAACCGTTATGCGTACAACAAACAGTTTAACTATGCACCTCAATATGCTGCTGGGGGTATCACTGACCTAGATACTTATATGTCTAATGCTCAGAATATACCTAATCCTAGAGAAGTGGCCGACCCAGAAGGATACGGCGGAAGTTCTATGCAGATGTTGGCCGGAGGTGGTATCAGTAAGTTGATCCCGGGCGGTGAAGGTATGGCCGATTCTTTAGTCTCTAGTTCATTACCGGGTATGATTTTTGGGTGGGAACACGCAAGTGATTTACCGATAATCGGGGAGTTGTTTAACAGGCCGGAAGACATTGCAACACTTACTCCTGACGAAAAGAAAAAGCTAATGGCTATGGTAGGCAACCAACCGGGGCAAGTAGCTGCACCTCAACAAATGGCTCAAGGTGGTATTGCAGATCTCGGTGGCTATGCTACTGGTGGCAGACCTAACTTACTTAACGGTGTTGGTGACGGTGTTAGTGATTCAATCCCTGCATCTATTGCTGGCAAACAACCTGCACGCCTTGCAGCGGGTGAATATGTGGTTCCAGCTAGAATTGTATCTGAGCTAGGTAATGGATCAACTGACGCCGGCGCTCAACGACTAGATGAGATGGTTAAGAAAATCCAAGCAGGTAGAAGTAAATCTATGGGTAGCAAAAAACAGTTTGCTAATGACACCAAAGCATACAAACACTTGCCAGTATGATGATTTTACGTCCCGTAGCTTTAGAACATGTACATCTTACATGGCCGTTGGTTAAGCACTATATTGAAGACGGCTTAACTATAGGTGAGGTTGGCGAAAAATTCCTGACCATAGACCATATGTTAGCCAAGGTAACATCAGGTCAAACTTTGTTGTGTGTATTTGTTGATGAAGATAACAAAATACATGGGGCATTAACTATGGCATTCTATAACGAACCTTTACACAGGGTCGCACTTGTCTCATCACTTGGGGGTAAGCTGGTGTGTAATGCTTCTACATTGGCACAAATAAGGGCTGTAGCAAAGATGAATGGGGCCACAATCCTTCAAGCTTATGGAAGACCCTCCATAGTCCGTATGTTAAGAAAATTTGATATTAAACCTACCTACACTACGGTGGAGCAACTATTATGATTAAATTACACCGCTGGAACCCATTCAGAATATTTTACATAGACAATGGCACCGTGCTCTGCAAGTTTGTACCTATGCTATTTAAGAAAGGTGGTGGTGGTGGTGGTGGCAATACTACGTCAACCGTAAACCAGAATAATATCCCACCAGAATTGATGCCTTATGTAGAGTCAATGTTGGGGGAGGCAACTAATCAGATATTCGATACAAAACTTAACCCAAAAACGGGCAAGTACGATATTACTGGAATTAAAGGTTATACGCCGTATAACACTGATCCAGAAGCTTATGTTGCTGGCTTTGCTGCACCCCAGCAGCAAGCGTATCACGCAGCTATGGGTTTACAACTGCCGGGACAATATGCCCAAGCAACAGATTTTGCTAACGCAGCGGGTCAAGGCGGTCTTCAATCGGCACAGCAAACATTGGGTTATGGTGCTCAAGGTGCGCGATCAGGAGCAACAGGTCAACAGTTCGGCCTACAGTCTGCTCAAAATGCACAAAACATGGCGCAGAACTACGGCGCTCTAGGCGCAGGATATGGGCAAAGAGCGGCTAATATTGGTGAGATGGCTCTTCAAGCACAAGACTATGGCCGTCAAATAGGCGATCAAGCTCAAAGGTATGCTGCTCAATCTGCTAGTGCTGGCCAAGACTATTTAAACCAAATATCCAACCAAGCTAATGTGCAGCAGTTTATGTCCCCGTACCAACAAGCGGTGACTGACCAAGCTAAGCAAGCTGCTATGAGGGAATTTCAAGTTGGTCAAACATACCGTCAAGGTAATGCCGCCAAATCTGGTGCTTATGGTGGAGCAAGACAAGCTATCGAGAACGCAGAAGCGCAACGTAACTTAAACACACAGTTACAAACTTTAGACGTACAAGGTCGACAAAACGCATATAACCAAGCAATTGCAAACATTGGTCAAGGCACTCAATATGGGCTATCAGGTTTACAAGGTGCTCAAACAGGTTTAAATACCGCGCTATCTGGTGGTCAGTTAGGTTTGTCAGGTATCGGTCAAGCTATTTCTGGGCAACAAGTAGGTATACAAGGAGCTAATACAGGACTATCAGGCGTGGGTCAGTACATTAACGCCGGCAACTTAGGTTTGGCTGGTACTGCACAAGGTATGCAGGGTGCTGAACTAGGTTTAAAAGGTGTACAAGGCGCTCAAGCAGGTTATGGTTTAGCCAATACTGCTGGTACAAATTTGGCAAATATTGGTACAGCTCAACAGGATGCGCAGTTAGGTATTATTAATCAACAAGCTAACTTTGGTGCTCAGGAACGACAGTACTATCAAGACGTTATTAACGCTGACATTCAAAACTACGCGAATACGCAACAGTATCCACTGCAGCAGTTAGGTACTTATAGTGCTCTGATTCGTGGTACCCCGTTGACCGATTCTACACAAACAGTTTATGGGACAAATCCAAGTGTTATGTCTCAACTTGGCGGTTTAGCAGCAACGGGGTTAGGTGCATATATGGCTAAGTCAGCTAAGACTGGTGGTGTGATCGACGAACCTAAAAAGTACAAGTCCGGCGGTATTGTAGATTTAGCAATTGCACACGCAATGGGAGAAGCGTAATGAATCCGATGACTATTATGTCTCAAGCTGAAAAGCTTAGCGTTCCAGAACTGCAACGTTCCATCCAAAGTGGTGTTATTCCTGCATTTATTGGCGTTCCTTTGCTTCAAGAGAAGGTTAAGCGGGCAAAGCAAATGCAGATGGGTATGGCTGCCCAACAACCAAAAAGACCGTCAGTTGCAGAACAAGTAGGTCAAGAAGCAAGACAAGCTTCTGTCGAAGATATGATGCGCGAACGCGCTCGTATGATGCAAGGTGAGATGGGTCAGACGGGCGGTATTTCAGGTTTCCTACCTAAACCTGCTGAAGAAACTTATGCGAAGGGTGGTCCGATTGCTTTTGCTGAGAGGGGGTATGTTAATCCTGACTTTTTAGATGCTGCATCTGATATGGATTTTGACACATGGAGAAGACGTCAAGGTATACCGGGTGGGCAGTTGCCATTTTCAGAGGATCAATTACCGCAAAGCGGAGCTCGTGCAACCATGCCAAGTGCAGCGCTATATGGAAGCGATTTAGGTATAGACGAAGCAACTGCGTTACGCGCATTAACGCCTGCGCAGCGCGAGTATTATAGTATGTTCCCTAATGGGAAAGCGTTGGCGGTTAAGCATGGTATGCAAGAGCTAAGTAAGCAGCCCGGTGCATTTGTTGGAACACCTGATGTTACACCTAGTAAACACACTTCAAAGGTACCCTATTTCAAAACAGAAGCCCCCCAACCAAAAGACCCATTACGGATGTCACTTGAGGACTACGTTAACAGAAAAGGTGCACCTACTCCTGAGTGGTATACAGAAGGTGGTAAGTATGCAGATAAAGCAGGGGACTATTTAACCCGAAAAGGGGTGGCAGGTACCGCTATAGATGCGTCTAAAAAAGCGTATCTTTCAGGTAAAAACGTCATACAAGGCGCGGGAGAAAGTTTAAGTGAAGGGTATGATTATGCTGCGCCGATAGCTAATAGAATAATGTGGGGGACTGAAGGGCAAGCTATTCCTCAAGAAGCAAAACCCACAATAAACCCTAAAGACCTAGTTACACAAGCTAGAGCTAAGCCTTTCGGGGAATCTAATTTACCTATGCTAGAAGGTTATGGTAACAACCTAATGCCTGTAGCTATAGATAGAAGAGCGCCTGAAGGGCAATCAGCACCTGTCATTGACAAAGCTGAGTTAATAAAGCCACAAATAGGTGGTGCTGACCAGCGCACAATGGCAGATCGTATGCAGTTAAGACCAGCTCAAGTGGGTAGCGCTGCACCTTCAAGAACACCATATGCTCAAGCAATTCAACCATCAGCACCAGCTGCTCAACAGGCGCAGCCTCAACAGCAAGAAGAGCAAGACCTTTCTTTATCTGATTACATGAAGCAGTACCGCGAGGTAACTGGTGAGAATAAGGGTATCGGTGCTCTGCAAAACCGATTGAGTGAAAGAGAGGCAAGATTAGCTAAGGAAGAAGACCGTATACCGGGGATGGCATTGATGCAAGCGGGTATAGCTATGATGGCGGGTACTTCTTCTAATGCTATGACTAACATTGCTCATGGTCTTATGTCTGGTTCACAAACCTACATCAACTCGATGAATAAACTAGAAGACGCTAAAGATAAGAGCTTTGACATCCAAGCTAAACTCGAAGATGCACATCGAGCTGAGGAATTAGCGGCGGCTAAGTATGGTTTAGAGAGTGTCCAAGCAGATAAAAAAGCTAAACAGACTGCGCGGTTAGAACGTGAAAAAATGGCAAATGATGTATTAATTCACGATAGAACTAATGCTGCAAATTTAGAAAGAGAAAGAATGCAAGTAGGGGCCACTAAATATGCTGTTGATGCGCGTAACGCAGCTTATGGTGGTACAGGTAAACCAACTAAGCTGACCGATCAACAAAACTATTTTAATCGTGTGGTTGAAGCGTTAGAGGCTAACCCTACATGGAGACCTGATTTACGACATGCTGATGGTAGCCCTAACCCTATTGCTATTGAAGCTGAACGTAAAAAAACTAGCACTGATAGACGTATGGAAGGGTTTATGGGCGATAGTATGGGTACCAGTATGGGTAGTGGTATGATGTCGACACAACCTGATCCCAGATACAGAATACTAAGTCAGCAATAGGATATACATATGGCTATATACAAAGTTCAAGGTCCTGACGGAAGAATATTAACCGTAGAAGGCCCAGCTAATGCACCTGAAGCTGAGGTAATACAACAGGCCCACCTACTCTACACCCAACAACAAGCACACGAAGCTAAGACAGGTATCGGTGCAGCGTTTAAGCATGGGTTAACGGAAGGTAAAGCATCAGCTGAACAAGGTATAGCCACGTTATTAGACGCTGCGGGTATGAAA